TCTGTCTTTTGTCTGAGCCGGAAGTGTTTCCGGCTGACGTTCTTTTTCTGAGGAGAATTCTCATGGCTCGGTCATCGCATAATGAACCCTTCTTTCTCGCCCTCCAGGTCGTCCCGGCCATCGCATGGGGCGGCACAGGGGTTGGCAAATCCGCCTCTCTGGAGGCTCTCGCGAAATCCCTCAACCGGACGTTCGTGCCCCTGCTGGGGGCCACGATGGCTCCGGAGGACTTAGGCGGGTTTCCCCTGCCCGACTACAAGACGGGCGTTGTCCGGCAGATGCCTGCTTCGTGGGCAAGCCGCACGATGGACGGCAAGGCTCTCGTGTTCGTGGACGAGGTCACGAACGTCCCATCTGCCGTCCAGGCGGGGATGCTTTCGGTGCTGACGGAACGCCGGGTGGGCGACTACCAGATGCCGGCAAGCACGCTCTTCGCTGGGGCAGCAAATCCGCCCGAGCTCTGCCCGAACGCCGTACCGCTGGCCCCCGCCATGCGGTCGCGGTTCGCTCACTTCCAATGGCACGTGGATTACGAGCACTGGTTCAACGGCTTACGGGCTGGCTGCGACTGGCAGGCCCCCAAGTTCCCTGTCGTGCCGAGCCATTGGACGGAGCGACTGCCGCAGTTCGGCTCGCTCGTGGAGGCGTTCCTCCGTGCGGCACCCGACTGCCGGGAGAAGTTGCCGATCGATGACGAGACGATGAGTTTCCCGACGCTGCGGACATGGCACTACCTGACCCGATGCTTCGCTGCCGCTGATGCGTGCGGGCTGGATCGGAACGACCCCGCCTACAAGCGGCTCGCTTTTGGCTGCGTCGGAGAGGCGGCGGGCAGCGAGTTCATTCGGTATTGGCACCACCTCGACCTCGTGAATCCGGAAGCCATTCTCAACGGCGACGAGGAGTTTGAGTACGTGGACAAGCCGGACGTGATGCTCTGCCTGTTGACCGGCATGGTGGCGGCTCTTCGTTCGAACACCTCGAAGGATCGCTGGGTGCGTGCCGCCCAAGTCTTCATCGCGATCGGGAAAAGGAACGTGGAACTGTTCCTTCTCGGATTCAAGCCGCTCTGGAGGCCCGTCAAGGACGGCGGCGTGCGACCGGATGGCTGGACGCCGCCTCAGCAACTGCTCTCCCAATTGATGGAACTCGTGAAGAGTTAGGCCACTCCCATCGCGAACCACAAACGGAGCACAAACCATGACGCCACGCGAAATGCTCGCCAAAGCGCGAATCGAAACTTTTACCTATATGCCCTACATGGCCGCCGCCGTGTATGCCCTCCATGAACACGAGACACCCGGAATTGGGACCGCTGCTGTCTCAGCAGATGGGCGGCTGTTCTGGGATCCTGAGTTCATCGAGAAGATCGGGAAAGAGCAGGGTGCGTATCTCATTCTTCACGAAACGCTTCACTTGCTCCTCGAGCATCACGCGCGAGGGAAAGAGATCATCGGAGAGACCGCCGACGATTTTCACCGCTACGTTTGCAACGTGGCGGCGGACCTCGTGATCGAGCAAACCCTTAGCAATCTGCGGCACCTTCGCCCTGAGGGCGCCGTCTATCTCGGGTGCGACATTCCCTCATGGGGAATCAAGTTGGACCTCCCGGAGAACAAGTCGGTTCAAGAGTATTACCGGCTGATCCTTGAGAAGTTGAGGGGCAGTAACGGTACATCGCAGGGAAACGACGATGCCAACCAAGACGAGGAAGGCGAGGGCGACTCCGGCAGCGGGGACAGCAGCGATGGCGGCGGAGACGAAGCGCACACCGGCTCTGGCGGAGACAGTTCTGGGCACCAACCGCCAGACGCTGATCCACAGGGCTCAGACAGTGATGGTGCAGCCAACGGAAAACCGGCCGACGACGGCACAGCCGCTAGCGGCCAGGAGGCTTCGGCTGGCGGCGGAGGTACGCCTTCTGGCGGCAAAGGCAGGGCACCGCAGAAGCCCGGATCACCCGGCAGCGGCGGCTCGTGTGCCGATGGTCAAAGCCGCGAGTACGAGACAGAGAGTGATGGCAGGTGGGAGGCGTTTGGGGCCGACATGGCGGCTGGAAGAGTCCTAGAGGCCATCGCCAAGCATGAGCAAAGCCATCCGGGCACCGTGCCCGGCAACATCAAGGCAGCACTTCGCCAGAAATTGAGGCCGCAGCCCGATCCTTTTGACCAGTTGCGCTCGGCCGTATGCACGAGCGTCGCCTCGCCTGTCGGGGGCCGGGACTTTTCTCGCCGTCGCCGGTCACGCAAGCAGCCGCCGACTGATGACGCGCCACTCCTGCATGGCCGCATCACAGTGCAGCCGAAGGCCGTCGTGATCGTAGATACCTCCGCCTCCATGCTCACCACTGAGACGATGGCCCGTGCACTTTCAGTGATCGGACAGGGGCTTCGAAAACTAGCCCGCGTGAAAGTTTTCTGTGCAGACACGCAGGTTCGCTCTCACGAACTCGTGGCTACCACGCGAACATTTGAGTGGTACGGAGGCGGTGGCACCGACATGGCTCATGCCATCGAGGAGGTGGAACGCACGGACAAGCCCGACTCCATAGTCCTCGTCACGGACGCCGAGACGCATTGGCCTGCCGAAAAGCCTCATGCGCGAATCGTAGTGGCCTACACCGGAAGTCTCGACTCCCAGTGGTACCCGCACATCCCCAAGTGGTGCCGGACTGTCGTACTGGCAGGAGGTGCTCATGGGTAGGCGACGAAAGGTTCTTTTCACATTCGAAAAACTTGATGCACTTCTAGGCCGCACCGGCAAACCGGATGGCCCAGACAGATTGACTGCGTGGCTTCCCACCAGCGTGAACGTCCGGGTGGTAGCCAATCTCGCGAATCGCTCAGATCTTGAACTGGAATACTGGGACACCTGCACTCGCTTCCCGATAGCCTCCGTGTGGAGCGTCGAGGATGGCGGCACGGTGTATGAGGTCAACGGCTGCGGCGCCGACTTAGGAAAGAATCGCGAGGGCCGGCGGCTTTTCAGGCGATATGTCCGATGGTTTACGCCCCACACCGTACAAGGACGAACGCCCCGCTTCGAACGCAAGCACTGGTACCGGCTCTACGATGGAGTGGCCGTCGAGATAACGAGGACGCACGGCAGCGTTTGGAAGCCCTTCTATTCTTCGCGCCTTTATCCTAAGTGCGCGGCGCCTCGTCTTAGCGAATGGGTCCAGCCGGGCGTTGAAAAGGGGTTGCCCAAGTTCGTTGCCCGCAGCCGAGCGTTCTACAAGAACCTTCGCCGCGAAGTTGCCACGAGTGTTCCAGCCGCCGTGCAACTTTTGAATCAGCGGCAAGCGCGTGCCAACTCAAGCAAGGACTTCACTTGGAGCCTCAGAACGTACCTATTTCTTCAAGTCTGCACTCCACCTTCAAGTCACGATCGTGGGCGACAACTCGTTGTCGCAATGGAGCCCCACGATGCTGACTCGCGGACATTCTTCAAAGTTAATGGGGACTACTGCATCCGGCACTCACAGTTTCGTGCTTGTGAGCCCCCCAATCGAGAGATCATGCGGTGGCGATGTGCTCGCGAAGCCATCGTCGGCATCAAGGAATGGCTACTTGGCAGCATCTTCATACCCGGCCCGGAATAAACCTAGAGGAGCACCATCATGTTCACTTGGATCATTCGCATCGCAGTGTTTTGTTTCATGGCATGGACGATGAGCATTCCTGGAACCGAGTGTCACATCTCTCCGACTATCTGGTCGGTCATCATCCTCGTCTACTGGTACGCAACGCACCCCATGCACAACAGGCCCAAGCCTGTGCGCAGCATCAACATCTGGAGGTAGCCATGCCGGTCGTCTACTGCTATGGTCGGGCCAGCACTAGCAAGCAGACGCTCACAGAGGCCAGTCAGCGGAGCGTGTGCGAGGAACACGTGCAGCGAGTTCTCGTCCCGCAGGGCTTTCGTTTCGGCGGCTGGTTGTACGACTCAGCCACCAGTGGCTCGAAGCCCCTCTTCGAGCGCGAGGAGGGGCGAAAACTCTGGGTTCTCGTTCAGCCCAGCGACGTTGTCGTATGGGCGAAGTTGGACCGGGCATTTCGGTCGGTCGTGGACGGCTCCCGCACGATGCAGCACCTCCAGCAAAAGGGCGTCTCGTTCCACTCCCTCGATCTTGGTCTGGATACCAGCACGCCGATCGGCCGGTGCATCTGTACGATCCTCATGTCGTTTGCGGAACTGGAATTGGAGTTCGTGCGGCAACGAACACGGGATGCCCTCCGCTCGAAGAAGGCGGCTGGCCTGCCCTACGGCCGCTGCACGCCGGTTGGGTGGAGACGGGTCGGCAAGCGGCGCAACGCCCAGTTCCTGCCGGACCTCGTCGAGCGGGCTCAGGTCGAGCAGATGGCTGCGTTCCGGGCAGCCGGCATGAGCCTCGACGAAATCGCCTACGAGATGCGGGCCACGAAACGCCCACGAGGCAGGGAGTGGGACCGGAAGACCATTGCAACCGCCCTTCGAGCACAGGCGAACGGTTTCCCCAAGACGTACTTAGGGGAGCGGCGTGGCGTGCAGGCCGCTGTTGGGGGCGGCCGGCTCTAGCAACCAAATTTCCTTGTTCGGACACTTGGTTTCTGGAAATGGGCGTGGTCGTCAGGCCACGCCTCCCACGCCCTGCTACGGCTCGGACGCCGGCTCGGAGGGGAAGCACCTCAGGAGTGCCTCAATGGCTTCTGGGGGCAAACTGGCAAGCCTACGTGCAATTTCCTGCACCTCCCGAGCCTGCCTTTCGGTGGCAGTCGGGGGGCTGGGCACAGGCTCGGGGGTGATTTTGGGGGAGACGCCCGTTGACTCACCTCGTTTTCTCGGCAAATCTCTTGGTTGTTCGATCCCTGTCGGGAGTATTCGGAGGGCGCGAAACCGGCCGTCAGCGAGACGACC